TTTAAGTTTAGTTTATATTCGTCCACTTGATGATAAGAAAGGATATATCATTTGTATTGATCATACTGAAGCATTTAGTATTAGTAAAGCAGAGGTAACTGAGTGGTTAATTAATAATACAGAAATGTTGTGGGTATTAGATAAGAAAGAAGCATTGCATTGGATGTATCCACTAGATAAACAATTAAACGACGCCCATTTTATAGATTTTATTGATTTAACCCAAGCATTAGGAAATAGGTGTATTGACTATTATTATAGTAAATACCCTAATTTCCCTAATGTGAATTGTTTAATTCCAATTAGTAAGCATTATGAGGAGAGTGAGGTAATATTTAAGGCAGTTTTACCTATAATTAAAAAATATAGTCCAACATTAATACCAACATTTTTATTTAATAACTTTCACACAACAAATGTGTTTTATGAAATAGAAAAAAATGGTATTAAAGCTGATAAAACCTGTTTTATAAACCACTACAAAGACAAATTACATTACCCTGAGTATAATTTATATAAGGGTAAATTATATACCTATTATAATTTATATAATACTACTTCACGTCCATCTAATACATTTAATAACATTAATTTTGCTGCATTAAACAAGGATAATGGTGAGCGTAAATGCTACAAACCAGAAAATGATAAGTTTATTGAGTTAGATTTTCAGGGGTATCACCCGAGAATAATAGGTAATTTAGTTGGATTTGATTTTCCTAAAGATAGAAACACATATGATTATTTAGGTGAATTGCTAGGCGTTAGCCAGCAAGACGCTAAGGAATTAACATTCAAACAGTTATATGGTGGTGTTTGGAGCGAATACCAAGATAAACCATTTTTTAAAGAGGTAGGTGTATTTGTGGATAATTTATGGGACACGTTCCAACATGATGGTACTGTTAAATCACATAATAAAATATTTATACGTGAACAATTAGAGGGTATGAATCCACAAAAGCTGTTTAACTACCTTATCCAAAGTCAGGAAACAGCAAATAACGTTTGTATGCTCGAAAAGGTTCTAAATTATTTAAAGGATAAAAAAACTAAAATAATATTATATACTTATGATGCATTTTTGTTTGACTATACTAAAGAAGATGGTGAAATTTTTGAAACCATCACGCAGTTGTTGCAATACCCAGTAAGCATTAAGCAAGGTAAAACATACCATGGTTTAGAAAAATTATAAATATTTATGATAGACAATATATTTTTCGATTTGAATAAATTATTCTGTACATTCACTACGCAAGAGGAGTTAGAAAAAGTGCTTTCTGACATTAATCGTCGATACGCAATACTGTATAACAAAATATTCGTTCTTGAGTCACCTCAAAGCAAAGAATTAATGTGTACATATAATATCGATACGGGCAATGTATCGGACGAACCGTTACCTAACACTATATTGCTACACCGCAAAAAAGAATCAAATACATTATATACAATTAATGCATTAAATGCTTTAATTAGACAATTAAACAATGGTATGTTAGATACTAAATACATTGTGAATTGGGCTGATTATAAAAATTGTATATTATTAAATAACGGCCCTGAATTACGTCGTTTAGACACATCTATTTATAAAATTATAGATCTAGCTGCTCATTAAAAGAATTTGGTAGTTTAAATAAGAGTTCTTATATTTAATTATAAAATAAAACAGTTATGGATTTAAATTTGGCTAAGCAGAAGTTGGCCGCTGCTCAAAACAAGGGAAATCAAACCCGCGAAAAAATTGATTACACTAAAATTTTCTTTAAACCAAAACCAGGCAAGTACCAAGTACGTATCCTACCTAATAAGTATGATAAGGCATGGCCTATTCGTGAGGTACAATTCCACTATGGATTTGCTAAGGGACCAATTTTAGCTTTATCTAATTGGGGTGAAGCTGATCCAATTGCTGATTTCGCAAAACAATTGCGTAAATCTGCTGATAAGGAAGATTGGCAATTAGCTAAAAAAATAGAACCTAAATCTCGTTTTTTTGCTGCTGTAATTATACGTGGTGAAGAAAATTTAGGAGCTCGTTTATGGGAATTTGGTAAATTAACTAATGATCAGTTAGTAGGAATCGCTGCTGATGATGATTATGGTGATTTTACTGACATCACTGATGGTAGAGATTTTACAATTGAAGCTACTGAAGATGTAATTGCTGGTAGAAAAGGTATTAAATGTAATATTCGTGTTAAACCTAAAACTACTCCAATTTCAGAAGACCCGGCACTTGTAGAAAAGCTGCTCAATGAACAACCTGATATTTTAGGAATCAACCGTAAGTATACTTACGATGCTTTAAAAGATGTGTTAACTAAGTGGTTAAATCCTGAAGATGAAGCTGCTACTGAAACTCCAATTGCATCTAAAGATGAAGAGGAGGATGATTTTATTAATGAAATTAATAAACCAGTAACACCAGCATATTCTTTAGAAAACAACGCTGCTAAAACTAGCAACGCTGATAAATTTGACAACTTATTTAACGATTAATTATGGCAAAAAATAAAGACAGTTTAACATCAGTAGTATCAGAATCACTTAAAAAGTCTTTTGATATTGACTCATTTAAAAAATCTAAGTTCTTAGACCAATCTGTAAAATTTAAACCACAGAAATGGATTCCGCTTTCTAAAGCATTTCAAGATGTACTATCTTTACCTGGTATTCCAATGGGTCACGTAACACTGTTACGTGGCCATTCGGACACAGGTAAAACTACAGCAATGCTTGAGGCAGCAGTAGCAGCACAAAAAATGGGTATATTACCTATTTTTATTGTTACTGAAATGAAATGGAATTGGGAGCATGCTATACAAATGGGATTTGAAATTGAGCCAGTAATTGATAAAGAAACAGGTGAAATTATTGATTATAAAGGATTTTTTGTTTATGTAGATAGAGGATCACTTAATACAATTGAAGATGTAGCAGCATTTATAGCTGATATGCTTAATGAACAAGCAAAAGGTAAATTACCATTTGATTTATGTTTTTTATGGGATTCCGTTGGTTCAGTACCTTGTCGTTTAAGCATTGATTCAAATAAAAATAATAATGAGTGGAATGCAGGAGCAATGTCTCAGCAATTTGGTAATTTTATTAACCAAAAAATTATATTATCACGTAAAGAAAACCAACCTTACACAAATACATTAATAGCAGCTAATAAAGTTTGGGTTGCTAAACCTAGTACTCCAATGGAAATGCCTAAATTAAAAAATAAAGGTGGTGATACTATGTTTTTTGATTCTTCATTTGTAATTACTTTTGGTAACGTAACTAATAGTGGCACAAGTAAAATTAAAGCAACTAAAAACGGTAAAGATGTTGAGTTTGCTAAACGTACTAAAATTTCAGTAGATAAAAATCATATTACAGGTGTACAAACAAAAGGTACTACTGTAATGACAGTTCATGGATTTATTGAAGATGATAAAAAAGCAATTGATCTATATAAAAAAGAGCATTCAAACGAATGGTTACAAATTTTAGGATCAACTGATTTTGATGTTATCGAAGAAGATGAAATGACTGAAAATATTAAAGATATAAGCGATTTATTAGATGTCGAAGAGTAAATATACAGATTTACTCGTTAACATACAACCAGATATTCGCAAAGAACTAAGTTCAATCCTTATAATAGATGGCTTAAATGCCTTCTTAAGAAACTTTACAATGCTAAATCATCTTAATAGTGATGGTCATCACATAGGTGGTTTAGTAGGTTTTTTAAAATCGATTGGATATGCTATTAGGGTGACTGACCCTACTAAAGTTATTGTAATATTTGATGGTGTTGGTGGGTCAAATGCAAGACGAAATTTATTTCCTGATTATAAAATTAATAGAAATGTTAACCGCATTATTAACTATTCTATATTTCAATCTAAAGAGGAAGAACAAGAAAGTATAAGTAATCAAATGGAACGTTTGATTCAGTATTTAAAATGTCTTCCTGTTACTATTATTAGTATAGATGGATTAGAAGCAGACGATGTTATAGGTTATTTAACTAGTAAATTTGAAAAAAACGAGGAAACAACTAAGGTGACTATTATGTCTGCTGATAAGGATTTCCTACAATTAGTGTCTGATAAAGTACATTGCTACTCACCTACAAAAAAGAAAATATATACCCCAAAAGAAGTGCTTACAGAGTATGGAGTGAGCAGTATAAATTTTTTAAATTATAAAATATTATTAGGTGATTTATCTGATAATATACCTGGGATAAATGGTTTAGGTCCTAAAAAGCTAATTAAACTATTTCCAGAATTAACAGGAGATAAAGTTACTATAAATAATATTATAGAAAAGGCAGCAGAAAAAATAAATGAAAATAAGTTATATTTATCTATTGTAGAAAGAAAGCATCAATTATTTATTAATCAACAATTAATGTCTTTAAATGGAGAATTTTTATCACTAGAGAATAAACAATTAGTGAAAGACGCATTTAATAATTCTTATACATTAAATATGCCTATATTTTTACAGTTATATTCCAATGATAAGTTAGGAGAAAGTATTCCTAATGTATCATCTTGGTTAACTCAACTTTTTGGTTATCTAAATTCTTTTAAATAGATTTAAACTATGGATAAGTTAATATATAAATCAGTATTACATCCTGAAATATATAATTCAACATTACCTTTAGATCAAATGCTACTTCTACAAGATA